TGTGGGCCTTGGGAATGGTGGGAAAGCCCAGCAGTTCGCCCAGACGATGGCTATTGCGAACGTCCAGAAGGAAATGCTGGCCGGCGGGAAGGCCAACCTGGTTGGCGACAAGGAGCTTTACAACACGGCGTCTGAGCTTGTCAGGATCATGGGGCATAAGAACCCCGACAAGTTCTTCAATGATCCCGCCGCGAAAGATCCGCAGACCGGACAGTTGCTGCATCCTCCGGTTCAGCCGCCGCCCGACCCGAAGGTGCTGGCGATCCAGGCGCAGGCCCAGAACGACCAGCAAGAGCTCGCGCTGAAGGCCCAGCTCGATAAGCAGAAGGCGGCGGATGCGGCCCAACTGGCTCAGTTCAAGGCTGAGATCGACGCCAAGCTGAAGATGATCGACGCGCATATGAAGGCGCTGGAGATGGACCGCAAGGCCCATGCAGACCAGCAGCAGCATCATGCGAAGATCGCCGAGGCTGTAGTGGGTGTGGTTGCCGATGCTCAGAAGCACGATATGGCGATGGCGCACGAGCAGCAGGCGCACGAGATGAAGCTTGAGCAGGCTGACAAGGCGCATCAGGCGAAGCTTCAGCAGATGAAGACCAAGCCGAAGGGGAACGGCAAATGACCCGCATCGGAGCGATAACGATCAAGCAGCCTGCCGACAACGGCAATCCGAGATGCATTCTCACATTCGTTCGTGAGAACGACGAGGGATATACCTTAGCTGAATTTAAGGGTGCGCGGAGCGTTTTTAAGCGTGTGGATGGGCCGGAGTATGTCCGCCGCGTCGGCATTCGATACGAGCGCGTATGACCGACGAAATCAAGCTCCAGAAGGACGCTGTAAAGGGCGCCCGTGCGAAGGAATTGCTTGAGAGCGATCTACTGGCCGAGGCGTTTGCCTCGCTGGAGAGCTCTTATACGCAAGCCTGGAGGCTAACCACGATCGATGACGTATCGGGCCGGGAAAAGCTGTTCCTGGCGATCAACGTCGTGGGGAAGGTGAGGGATCACCTCAACCGCGTGATTAACGACGGCAAGCTTGCAACGATCGAGTTGCGACAGCTTGCCGAGACTGCCGAGCGCGCCAGGCGCTGGGGCGACGTTTAACCCAAGGATAATTCATGAGTGATGAACAGGCCGCCGCTGGCGGTGAGGACACTACGCCTGCCGCAACCGTAATCGCACTGGATGCTGACGCCCCCGAGAGCTTCGACTCTGCGGAGCGCGCCGTCGCATCGCTGGTAGCGGCGCGTGAGAAAGTTGGAATTCCTGCTGAGAGCGCGGATGACGCGACCGCAGAAGACGAATTGTCCGATGAGGACAACGCCGCCCCTCCGAAAGAGGCTACCGGCGAAGACGAGGCAGCCGACCCGGCCGAAAAGCCGCCACTCGAGCTTCCGAGGTCTTGGACGAAGGACCGAGCCGAAATCTGGGCCAAACTCGACCCTGCAACGCAAGAAATCTTGCTCGAGCAGGACAGGAAGGCCAGTGAAGCGGTTCGCCGGAGTCAAAATGAACTGGCTGAACAGCGCAAGGCCGTTGAGGCCAAGCTGTCAGAGGTCGAGAAGGCACGACAACAGTACGAGGCGCAGCTTCCGGCCCTTATGAGGGAGCTGGAAAGCGTCAATCAGGCGAACTTTAGCGATATCAAAACCATGGATGATGTTGTCAAGCTTCAGTCTGAAGATCCGTTCCGCTTTCAGTCTTGGCAGGTGCATCAAATGCGCCTTCAGGCCGCAAAGGCAGAAACGGATCGCGTTACGAAGGAGAACGAAACTGCCCAGCAGTCCAAGTGGATCGAACACGTCCAGGCGGAGAATGCGAGGGCGGCCGAATTCATTCCCGAGCTTGCCGATAAGGACAAGGCTGAAAAGCTTACCTTGCGGGTGGCGAGGGAATTGCTCCCGGATCTTGGGTTCAAGGATAGCGAATTGGCAGCGCTGGCGAATGGAAAGGAAAAGCTTTCCATCTACGACCACCGCATTCAGCGCCTGTTCGCGGACTCTTTGAAGCTGCGGGACATCCAGAACGCGCCAAAAGCTGTTGTGAAGCCCGATCTTCCTCCTGTTCAGCGGCCCGGTGTTGCTCGCGCTCCTGGCGCGGACAAGGCAGCACTCGTTCAATCCCTCACCGACAAACTCTCATCTTCCGGCAGTGAAAAGGACGCCCTTGAGCTCTTGATAGCCAAGCGCGCCTCCCGCCGGGCATCATAAAGGACCATCGAAATGGCTATTCCTACCAATGCTTTTGCCACTGGCTCGGCCGTTGGCAACCGCGAAGACCTCTCCGACATCATCTACCGCATTGACCCGACCGACACCCCCCTCATGTCGGCGATCGACACCGAGAAGGCGACCGCGGTCAACCACGAATGGCAGACCCAGGCTCTGGCGGCCGCGTCCGGCTCCAACGCGCAGTCGGAAGGCTCCGACTTCGCCGCGGTTGCGGTGACGCCGACCGTTCGTCTCGGCAATATCGCGCAGATCAGCTCCAAGTATGCGCAGGTCACCGGCACCCAGCAGGCCGTCAAGCACGCTGGCCGCGCCAATGAAATGGCCTACCAGGAGATGCTCAAGGGCCTTGAGCTCAAGCGCGACATGGAAACCATCCTGTTCGGCACCAACCAGGCGAAGGCCTCGACCGATCCGCGCAATTGCGCCTCGATCCTGTCCTGGATCAAGACCAACACCAGCAAGGCCGGCACCAGCCCCGCAGACCCGTCTGCGGCTGATGGTACTGGTACCCGTACCGATGGCACGGGCACGCTCGCTGCCTTCACTGAGAACCGCCTGAAGACGGTGCTCTCCTCGATCTGGACCAACGGCGGCAAGCCGAACCTGATCTCGACCGGTGCTTTCAACAAGCAGGCGTTCTCGACCTTCACGGGACGCTCGACCCCGATGGAAGAGGCGGCTTCGAAGAAGATCACGGCGTCGGTTGACGCTTACGAATCCGACTTCGGCAAGCTCAAGGTCGTGCCGGATCGCTTCCAGCGCGCCCGTGACGTGCTCATCCTTGAGACCGCCAAGTGGGCTGTTGCCTACCTGAACGGCCGCAAGTTCGTGTCCGTCTACGTGGCACCGACCGGCGACAGCCAGAAGCGCCAGATCCTCTCGGAGTACACCCTTGTTGCGCGCAACGAGAAGGCTTCGGGCGGCGTGTTCGATAACACGAGCTCCTAAGGCATGACGTAACCCAGAGGAGGGGGAAACCCCTCCTCATTCATTTGGAGAAACGAAAATGCCTCTTGTTCAGAATAAAACCAACGCGGACTACGTGCTGGCAGAAAGCACCACGGCCGGAACGACTGCCGTTTATGCAATCGCCCCCATGGCGGGGCTGGTTGTGGCGGTCTTCGGCGCGCCCGCGACGGCTCAGGCCAGCACTGTCACCGTCGCGATCAACGGCACGACCGTTACGGCTATGGGCATGACCCTTGCAGCTACGGCTTGGGCCACCACTGAAGTTGATCTCCCGCTTGTTGGTACCAGCGCAGTTTATGTCAACGCAGGCGATGTTATCAGCTTCACTGGTACGGGCGCGGCTGGCGCAGCTTACTCTGTCGTCATCAGGGCTTTCAACTAATGCAACGGCGCCCTCCGCAAGGTTGGGCGTCTTTGCCTTTTTAGAGGAAAGGTCATGTCCCAATTTTCCAAGACCAGAGGTGCCGATCAGGCGACGGCCAATGCTGCCAACTCTGCAATCCCGCAAGCTGTCGCGAAATTGCACGTGTCTGGAACGATTGCCGGCCGTGGAAGCATCCTTGAAACATTCGAGATGCTTCAATGGATGATCAATAACGGTTTCGCAATTTCCTACAACTCCACAGCGATCACGCAAGGCCAGATCGGAACCTAGAATATGGCACTCCAATACATCGGTACTGGCCGGATCGGACCCTCCGGTAACGCAGCCTATACCGGAACGGCTGGTTCATATGGCCCGATCGGCGCCCAGACCTATAAGGTGCGCGTGCTGGTCACGACTGACGCCTTCGTGACGACGGATGGAAGCACTCCGTCGAGCACGAACGGCGCTTATGTTCCGGCACTGTCGCCCGAATACTTCACCACATCCGGCGGGCAGACTGTCAAGGCTGTACAGGTTTCGTCTGGCGGCACTCTTTACGTGACCGAGATTATCTAAATGCTCGACACGCGCATCCATATCGACAGCAACGGCCAAGATATCGCTGTCGAGATGACCCAGGATGTTGAGCCGATCCTTGAGCACAATAAGATGCTCCGCTCGATGGCCCAGAAGAGCGATTGGGGGCGTCATGTCGCATCCATCCCCAACGTCATCCTGACGCGCTGGCTCAATGAAGAATACGAGCGCGGGAACGTCACCATCAGGCTATTCGGCCCGGAAATGGACGCGCTTGTCGATCGCAAGCTGAAAGATCCGGAGTGGGCTTTCCTTCGGACTGACAGCGCGCAGGTTCAGAGCTTCATGGGGTTCGGTAGCTGATGATTACCGACTACACTTCGCTTCAAAGCGCCGTCACGGAATGGCTCGCCCGTGACCAGGATGCGACGCTGATTGCGCGCATTCCGACCTTTATCCAGCTTGCGGAAGCGAAGTTCAATCGGTTGCTGTTCGTCCGGCAGATGGAGCAACGCTCGTCTGCGTCCATTACCTCCGGGCTGACCGATTCCGAGTTTGTGCTTCTCCCGAGCGACTTCCAGTCCATGCGCCGGGTGCGCATTACGAGCGTCACAGGTAAGCCCCGCCTTGAGTACAAGAGCGGCACGCAGATGGACGAGTTCCGCTCTGGTCGATCCAACGCTGCGGGACAGCCGCAGTTCTTCACGATCTTTGGCACCGAAATGGAGCTCGCGCCTACGCCGGATTCCGACATTACCATTGAGATGATCTATCGGACCAATATTCCTGCTTTGTCGCTCAACTCGAGCAATTGGCTGCTGACACTAGCGCCTGATCTTTACCTTTATGGGACGTTGCTGGAGTCCGCCCCCTACATCAAGGAAGACGAGCGCATCCAGGTCTGGGGGCTTGGCCTCAAGACGGCGCTCGATAGCCTGAACGATCTTGGACTGACCTCAACCTTCAACGCCGGCCCGGTTGTCATGCGCGTG